ATTTGTTTATGAATCGCTTTACGACACCACCAAGATGATTCCTAAGAAGGGTCACTGCTTCGATTGCTCTGGCAATGTAAGAGGTGCGCACATCTGCCCATTCGTGGATGCTGTCGGGATTGAGTTAACGGTGAGCGGCGATGATGTGATTTCTTCCAAGTCGAAGAAGTACACGCAGGGCATGTCGTTGGTTTATAATGTGAACTGCGATCGTGAAGCTTGGCTGTGCAGCATTGGTGGATTGATGGCAATGCCACTTGCTTATGCAACGGCGGTGGAGATTTATAACTATGGCTTGACAATCAGCCCAAACCAACGAGTTAACACAACAATAAGCGTGAACACTGGCATCATGAATGATGCACAGGATGGTATGATCGCAGGGCGAGACATTGCAGCGACAAGATACAGCGAAGAGCTCACAGCGATGTTGCAGAACATGCGACTGCCAAGCGACAATACGTGCTTTGATTGCCGCAGAAATATGAAGTACGTCACAGCTCTTCCATAATGGCTACACCCAAGGAGATCAGCGGAAGGATTGATGGGCTATTTGCAGAATGGAGCGGAGGGTTCACTCCACTATCTTTTGCTGTTCTCGATATGCGCCGCGAGATGTTTATAAGAATCTTTGGAACTGGCACAAGCGGAGGAACTAACACAGCAGGGCAGAAGCTACCTACTAAGCCATACACTCCTGCATACGCGAAGATAAAAGCTGCAAACGGCAGACCACCATTGGAGCTCACAGGCTTTCTTAAGCGATCATTTGCAACAGACCAAAGCTCAGTATTTGCTCAAGGATTTGGAGTTGTAATCTATATTCAAGCAGATGAGTCTGGCAAGGTAGAAGGATTGCAAAAACTTTATGGACCAATATTTCAACCAACAGACGAGGAGCAAGCAAGGATGTTGCAGCTACATGCAGAACTATTAGTTGAGCAAATCTCAAATCAGATAAGCAAACCATGAACTTACTAAGGACCATAATTGAGCGTTTAAATCAACGCATTGAAGTTGCGAATATCTTCGACAAGCAGTTTGGCTTATGCGAGCTTAACGCTAACGGCAACGATAAAGCTTGGGTCCATTACATTGGCAATGGGCAAGCGGAGGTTGTAACCAACTTCGATGCTAAGCAAGGCACATTGTTCTGGGCAAAGCGTGGCAAGGTAACAGTTGCCAAGACCGATGCATACAAGATGAGCGGCTGCAAGCAGTTGTATGTTACAAGCTTTCCGCTGACAGCTTATGCAGTGGTCCGCAAGAGCCATCTGCCATGCGATGGGGATGATGCTCAGGACTGGCTTGCTTCAAGAATCTACAAGATTACAAGTGGCACTGATCCACTCTTCAAGCAGAGCATCGGAGTGATTAACTACGAGGTAATTCCGAGCGGTTACATCAACGAGATTAAGACCTTAACAGCGAACTATGAATGGGCATGTGTCACTGTCGACTTCGACATCCAAGTGATCACAAGCACTGAAGATGGCTGCTACGATATTTGCGCAACAGGAGACATTCCACTCCCCGATCTTCCTGCTTGCGTTCCTTGCTTGACGGAGGTTGCTGTTGATGGGGTGACCATTACCGGCAACGGAACAGAAGCCGATCCATTGGTGGCAGTTGGAGGCGGTGGAGGCACTCCGCTGATCACCAAAGAAGAAGGCACAAACGTAAGCACTAACACAACTACCTTAAACTTTACCGGCGCAGGAGTGACGGCTTCGCTGACATCGCCTGGAGTGGTTGAGGTTAATGTGCCAGGCGGAGGCGGAGCAGTGGGAACATTGCAAGAGGTGACTGATCTCGGCAACAGCACAACCAATAACATTGACTTCATTGCAAATGCAGGGCTTTCATTTGACAACGGCGCATTCTTCCGAAAAGGTACTACCGATGCAGGCAATGGCGGCGCAAAGGGCACAGCGCAAATATGCTCCATAAGTTATGAGCTAAAGTGGGAAGCAGGGCGATTATACTACATGCAGCAAGACGGCTTCACCATTCGCGATGTGACGCACAACTTTACCTTTGTGCCTCAAGTAACTGATGACAGCACTAAGGGCTTTGTGGTCGGTTCACGTTGGAGCTTGGATGATGGCACTGTATACCTATGCTCTGATGCAACAATCGGCGCAGCTGTTTGGGCAGTTGTGACCGTTGGAGGAGTTACATCGGTGACAGGCACAGCACCAATCGCATCAAGCGGAGGAGCAACTCCAGACATTAGCATCAGCCAAGCTGATGGTAGCACTGACGGATATCTAAGCAGCACAGATTGGAACACGTTCGATGGCAAGTTCAATGTGCCAACAGGATTGAGCACCGACTACCTTGATGGCACTGGAACACCGACTGCATTCCCTGCAATTCCAAGCGGCACTGTTACATCGGTTGACCTTACGATGCCTCCTGCATTCTCTGTCACTGGCAATCCAGTAACATCGAGCGGAACATTAGCGGTTGCAGCGGCAGGGCTAAGCAGCCAATACATAAGAGGCGATGGGCAACTTGCAAACTTCCCGACTTCAAGCGGAGGAGGATCAAGTGTAAGCTACTACCTCAACGGATCAGTTGCTCAAGGTACACTTGGAGGTGTCGCATTTAAGCAGATGAGCGGCACTCCAGTCATTGGAACAGGAACAGACTTCACTATCAATGCTGATGGTTATATTCAATCATTCATCACTGATGCGAGTGTACCTAATCTGTTGGCAATTCCAGCAGGGAATTGGAACTTTGAGATGTACTTTAGTGCAAATAGCAGCGGAGGTACTCCAAGATTCTACATTGAGCTCTACAAGCTTAGCGCAGGAACATTGACATTGCTTGCATCAAACTCTGCAACTCCTGAGTTCATCACCAATGGCACTCAGATTGACCTATACACAACGGCGGTTGCAGTACCAAGCACAGTACTTCTTGCAGCTGATAGGCTTGCAATAAGAGTCTACGTGATCCATAGCAGCAAGACAATCACACTGCACACAGAAGACAATCACCTTTGTCAAGTTATTACGACTTTCTCCACTGGCATAAATGCTCTAAACGGCTTAACGGCTCAAGTGCAAAACTTAGCAGTTGGAACATCTGGAACTGACTTCGCAATATCATCTGCAACAAATACGCACACGTTTAACCTGCCAACGGCGAGCGCATCCAACAGAGGTGCATTGAGTAGTGCTGACTTCACAACCTTTGCAGCCAAGCAAGATGCACTGGTTAGCGGCACAAACATCAAGACAATCAACTCGACTTCATTGCTTGGAAGTGGTAATATTTCCATCGCTGCGATGGGAGTCTACAAGATATTAACTGATGGAGCTGCATCGAGTGGAACAGCAAACACGTTCAGTCAGTCAGTACTTGTTCCAGGTAATTCAGTTGTGCTTGGCAATGTTGTTGAGTTTAAAATGAGAGCCCGAAAGACTGGCGCAGCCGGATTGTACACCATTCGATTGTATGCCAACACAACCAACAACTTAAGCGGAAGTCCTATCTTGTTGGCAACCTTCGTTGCGACATCAGCCAACGCAATTGGGATGCAAATGATAAGAACGGCAGCAATTAAAAATGCGACTACCAATACTGAGATGGCACTATCAACTGCAACCAATGCCGCTGATTATGGGAACACTTCCTTCGTATCAAACTCGGTTGATTGGACAACAGATAAGTACATTATCGGAGCAGTTCAAAATGTAAGCGCAGGCGATTCTTCTTTAATTTCTTATATCTCAATGACAATAGTATGATAGACATAACTCTCGAAGGTGGCTACGTTACCTTTACAACATCGGTGATTGGTGCGATTGCATCCAATGTTGAATCTGTCGAAGTGGTTGATGACAACTGCTTGCACTTGGGCACGAATGTCGGAGTGTTCCTAATCAATGTGAATCAGTTCACAATTAACGGCATAAAATTCTCGACCTCAGCTGAGGCGGTTAACTACATCATAAACAACTAAACAAATGGCAGGCGTAAAAATTACAGACTTAGGCACATTGACCACAGCAGTTGATGCAGACTTACTATACATTGTAGATGTTAGCGACACATCGCAATCCCCTCAAGGAACATCCAAGCAGATTGAGGTGGGCAACATGTTTAGCAGTGGCACTTATACACCGACTGCAAGTGCAGAAACGAATGGCATAATTGTAACACCTAATGCTGCAACATTCATCAAAGTAGGGAGCATAGTAAGTTGCTCAATTCAATTGGAAGTTATTGTAGATGCAGGAGAGACAACTGGCTCTTTTGAATTGTCGCTTCCAGTGGCATCGAACTTCACAAATTCCAAGCAGCTATTTGGATTGATGCAGTTCTCTGTTACTGGAACACTGTCTGATATTGTTGGACTTTCAATTGAAGCCGAAACAACAAACAACACTTGCTTCGTTGACCTTGTCACAACAACGGCAGCAAATATGCCTTACTGCGTAATACAATTGCAATATGAAGTCATCTAACAATGGCATCCGACTCATTCAGGAGTTTGAAGGCTTGCGTTTAACTTCCTACCTATGCAGCGCAGGAGTGCCGACCATTGGATACGGCGCAACATATTACGCAGACGGCAGCAAGGTAAAGCTCGGGCAGACAATCACCAATGCGCAGGCGGCGCAACTTCTCAAGGATCACCTTAAGGAGTTCGAGGGCAGCGTGATTGGATTGCTTAACACTACTAAGGTTAATCAGAATCAGTTCGATGCGCTTGTAAGTTTCTGCTTCAACCTGGGTCCAGCTAACCTTGCTAAATCGCAGCTGTTGAGGTTCATCAAAGCAAATCCAAACGACCCGAAGATTGCAGCTGAGTTCCTTAAGTGGAACAGGGCAGGCGGCGAGGTTTCAACCGGACTTGTAAGAAGGAGAAAGAAAGAGGCGCAACTATATTTCACACCAATCGTTTAAGTCAGTATGGCGGCAAGAAGAGTCAGCAAGTTTCGGCAAGTGCTTGATATTATAGTTAAGCACTGGAGGCCGACAATTGGCTCTTTGGTGATTCTCTCAAGCGTGTTTGCTTTAATCTTCAAGCAGATATCAACAGAGACACTTGCAGCCATCGTTGCAGCTATGGTGGCCGCAGGATACATACCTAAAGCAAATGACAATGGATGAAGGCAGAGACTCAACGTATACTACAATCGATGAGGGTTGCGTGGTGGGTATTGGCTGCAAGGTCCATACGCATCACCACACAATTCACATCGAGCCGCAGATAGTATACCAATCGATGGAGAAATTCACTATCTTTGGCAAGAACTATTGCACTAACCAATGGGGGCAAACTTTCGAGATTGCTGCCGATGAGCCAATGCCACTGCGACCTACGATGCAACATACCTACGCAAGCGATACAATCACTCCAACGCAATCTGCATTCTTGGTTAAGCCCAAGGCAGAGCAGAAGATTATCATCAAGCCTCGCACTGAGTTCCGCGAATATCAGCCGACAATGGATGGGCCAGTGATGGGCATGCTGTTGACTTTTACCATTTACCTCACAGCACAATGGGCATGGAGCTCGATTGATGCCTGGTCTAACCTTTGTAGCGAACTCAAGCAATGTCTTCGCTATTCATCTTAGAAAACTCCATCGACCTCTTCTATGTGGTGACGAATCAAGACGGCAAGATTGTGACCAACAATGAGCTGTTTAAGAATTACGTTAGCCATTTACAGCCCACAAAAATCACCGACATCATAAGCATCGAAGGTGATAAAGAGGACTTCATAAAAGCAATTGAGACAGCTCGCAAACATGCCCCTGAGCCATCGCGTGTCTATGCTCGCACTCGGCAGAAAAACGCAAGCGACAGATATAATGTGTGGAACTGCTTCGCCATTGGCGAGACACTTCACTTTGTCGGCATTCAGATTGTCGATGTGACATCCATCAGCTCGCACGATTACGAGCGGCAAAGATTACTCCTTGAAGAGTTTCGATTTATGTTAAGCCATGAGATCCGGCAACCACTGACCAACATCGCAGGGCTTGTTCAGATGCTCATGCAGCACCAAGGTGCAAGCGATCTCGACAAGAAGGATGTGCTCTCAATGATTAACACATCAGTCAACAAGCTTGATGCTGCAATCAAGATACTTGTCAAGAAAGCAGCTCGAGAGTTATGACAGAGCAAGAAGCGGATAAGAGACTGGTTAATGTTGCCGCTTGGTATGTGATTGAACGTGGAATGCCTGTTTGCGTGGCACTGCAAATACTGCAAGCGGAGCTTAAGGATAAGCGATTATTTTGGGAATCCTCCAAACAACTTATAAAACTGATTCAAGATGGCATCTGTACGAACTGAAACAATTTATCTCATTGCAATCATTGTACTTGTATTTTTGCTGCTTAAATCTTGCGGCGAAAACGTGTCTAACGATTATCGCCTTAAGCACACGATATATGAGGACAGCGTACTTATAGCCTCGCAGAAGAAGATAATCGCACAGAGTGGCTCAGATGCAGCCAAACAAGCGCAGCAAATTGCAGAGCTCGAAGTGAAAGTCAAGAACGCATCGGAGGTGGTAAAGATTGAAACGAGGACGGTCATCAAGACGCAGATCAAATTAGGTGACACTGTGATGGTGAACAACTATCCAATGATTAGAACAGGCAAGCCATTCCTTAAAACAACCGAGTGGTACACAATCGGCGGCATGATCAATCGCCTCGGGTGGTTGCAGATTGATTCCCTTGTAATCCCTGCCAAGTTCACCTATGCCGTTGGTGATACCATGCGCACTGGCTTCGTTAACCGACTACTTAAGAAGAAGGACACAGTGGTCCGCATGAGAGTCGATAATCCTAATGTCACAATCACCGGCATGCAGAATATCTACATCAAGGAAGAGAAAAAGTGGCATCAAACAACTGCCTTTAAGTTGGGAATTGGGATGCTTATTGGTGTGGCCGTAGGTGTGACTGCAAAATAATAACAATTTTATTTGGTTAATTATCAAGCACTTGCAAAGCGAGGTAAAAAATAATTGCATTTATTAATAGTTAAGTCTTGCACAATCAAAATAAAGCTATACATTTGTCAAACAATCATTCACTCATAAATCATTTACTCTTTTAATCATGAACACTTTTTTTAAATCACACGACTCAACGCAGTTCTTCAACTACGATCATTTATCAGGCATCATGTTAACAATCGTGCAAGACGGTTGTCACCAAGGGCTCTTCCAAAGATGCGACAAGACATCACTTGTACTTGTTCGCCAGTACTCCAAGGAGATGACTCAAGGATTACATGAATCGGTTCGCACTTATCATCCTTCCGATGTTAACGAGTTCTTCAGAATGTATCAGAAGACATTGCACAATACTCAAGTATCTTTTAAACAATTAATAAATCAATTCTAATCAATTTAACTATGGGCCTAAAAGCACCAAGCGGGAATAACACCTCCCGAGCAATCGCACCGGAAGGAGCGTTTGTTGCAAGATGTTACCAAATTGTTGACCTCGGAACAACGATGCAAACAGGACAGTTCCCTGGCAAAAAAAGAAAAGTGCAGTTTATCTTTGAACTGCCAACAGAGCTCCACGAATTTGAACGTGGTGATGGACTTAAGCCGTTCTATGCTCGCAGCATTTACAACCTTAGCATGAACGAGAAGGCAGTGCTCCGCCGCGACATCGAATCATGGGCAGGAAAAAAGATGAGCAATGAGATCGCGGAGAACTTCGACATCTTCACGCTACTTGGAAAGCCTTGCATGGTTAACATCACGCATGTGACCAAAGGAGATGCAACCTATGCCAACATCATCGGCATGTCTCCAGTGCCGAAAGGATTAGTTTGCCCTCCTGCATTCAACAGCGCACTATGTTACAACACCGAGGAGCATGATGAGGATGTATTCAATCAGCTGCCCGAGTTCATCCAGGATAAGATCAAGATGAGCGATGAGTGGATTGCGAGAATCAGCAAGCCAATTCCAGTGGAGCGAGCGGCGGCATTTGTTGCTGAGTCTGAAGCAGAAGCAGAAGATGACGGTTTTCCGTTTTAATAAATAACAAAGGGCCGTTAATCAGACGGCCCTTCATTAAAAACATACATAAATCAATACACTATGAACAACGCGAATATAGAAAACATTTCGGAGTTCTACAAGGCTTTAAACTCAGCCGAAGTACTCAAGGCGCAGAGCATGATCCAATCAGCTCCACAGCGAATCGAAGACAAGCTCACCTATGACATGAGCGCAGCTTCCATCAAGGCCGCAAACGATGCCATAAAGCACATCGAAACAAATCGCAAGATGGTGACTTCTCCGCTCGATGCTTACAAGAAGTCAATCATGGATGTTGAGCGCGATGCCATCGCTCCGCTGAAGCAATACATCGAAGACCGCAAGCTTATGATGCTTGCCTACTCGCAATGGATTGACCTACAAAAAGCTATTGCCGATGCGAAGATTGCGCAGGATGCAGTCGATGCACTTCAATCTGCAAGCACAAGCGATGTGTCGGATATCTTCGCCAATTTCACCGATGCCACCACAACAACAACGCTCGAGCTCGACCACACCAAGAACATCCGTATCAGCAAGAAAGCGGAGATAGTTGGCGAAGTTGATTGGGCAACACTGCTCTGGACACTGATGCAAGCTGAGATGTTTGATGTGGCAGAGTTACTCCGCAAGCTTCCGAAGGCAATGGAGATCACAAAGATGGAAAGCATCCAAGGTATTCAACTAACAGAAGTTAAAACTCAAGTAATCCGATGAACGAGATAGAGCAATTACATCGCTACATGGACACCATAATTGATCCACGCGAAGCAGACAACGACACGCTACAAGCGAAGGTTAAGGAAGCAATCATCCAAGCATACTCAAACGGATATCATGACGGTCAGCAAGCCATGGCCGACAGACTTCCGAAGCCATTGCCAACAGGAGCGGAGATAGGAGGCCTCAAGTATTATGAAGCGTTGTAACTGGACCATGGAAGAGACCGAGTTGCTGATTGAGCACTATCCGCATCGGTCCACAAAAGAGGTCTCCGAAATAATCGGCAAGTCAGTTCCTCAATGTTATGCCAAAGCCTTCGCACTGCAACTGCATAAGACTCCAGAATACTTGGCAACCGATTTTAGCGGCAGACTTAAGAAGGGCAATGTTGGAACGCAGTTCCCAAAGGGCAACACACCTTGGAACAAAGGCATGAAAGGGGTTGCATTCGGTGGCATCGAGACAAGATTTAAGAAGGGCACTGTGCCACCAAACCACCGAGAAGTTGGCTCCGAGCGCATCGATGAAGATGGATACACCTACATCAAGATTGCTGAGCACACACGATGGGTCCTTAAACATCGGCACATCTACGAACAGCACTATGGCAAGCTTGAGCCGCACATGATAGTGACATTTCGAGATAAAAATATATCGAATTTCGATATAGAAAACCTCGAAGCAATCACTAAAGTGGAGAACATGCAGCGCAACACCATCACCAAATATCCTAAACCAATTAGAGACACAATAAAAACACTAAACAAGTTATGGCAAGAAATAAAATTGAAGATCTAAGAGATCACTTATTTGAGATAATCGAGATGCTCAAAGAAAACGACATGGAGCTCGACAAAGCAAAAGCAATCGCAGACATTGCCCAGGTCATTGTCAACTCAGCAAAGGTTGAGGTTGACTTCATCAAGGTAGTACATGGCAACGGCAGTGGATTTATTCCATTGGACAAGAGAGCAATCGAGCAATGAGCCGCGACATCTACAACAGCATCGAAGCCATCAACGCATCAAGCATAAAGAGGCACTTCACTGGCAGCATCCAATACGCTGCCGGTGCTCTCGAGCGAGGCGCGGAGTTTCATCGCAATCTGCTTGAGACCAATCCCAAAGAGATGCCACCCAATGCTCGCCTGATATACGACACCATCATGAAGCATCCAATGCTCCGCTTGATATTCGAGAAGTCCGCGAAGGAGATCACCTTCATCAAGGAGGTTGAGATTGATGGGCGCAAGGTGGCAGCAAAAGGAATCCTCGACTTGCACTGCCCGATGTACTCCATTAATGCAGATATCAAGACGACTTCCTGCACAACGCTTCGAGCATTCGCCTCCGACATGACAAAGCACTACAACCACATCCAAGCTGTTTGGTACTCGTACCTCACTGGATACTCGCCAACAAACTTCTACTACATAGGAGTGCCCAATAAGTTCAAAGGTGAACTATTTATCCACCGACATACAGCAGAGGAGATTGACACAGCAGAAAACCTCATCAGAGAATACTTGGAGCACAGAGGGCTTTGAGAATTACAGCTTTACCAATGTGATGTATTACTTCCTGCATCGCGACTTCATATATATCGAGACAAATTTCAAGCATCTTAAGATGATGTATAATCACTTCGATGATGCAACAGTATTCATCAGCCTTGCTGAAGATACCAAGTATGTTGAAATTGTTTGGAGCACACCTGGAAGAATTAAAAGCAATTATAAATCCCCTAATATTTATGACATCGACTTCCTTGAAAAAAGTCCAGCAGCTCTGCAAAGATGGAGCGAAAGAGTACCGACAATCTCAAGAGCCATACGCATTGGCAATGGCACTGGTCTACGAGCACATCGCACTATTCTGCGAGAATGAAATCCCTAACGAAAGACAGATGCTTATCGACATCTGCAACGAGTGCGCCAAGGATTTAATGCTTGGCAACATCGCAATCGGAAAGTCCGCAGGCGAGCAGTTATATAAAAAGAAATATCAATCAGCATGAAAAAGCAGACAGCAGTTGAGTGGTTGGTTGACGAACTAAGAAAGCACATCCAGGAACATGGCAGATTGAATGCAATAACTATTTATCAGTTGAAAATGAAAGCCAAAGCAATGGAAAAGGAGCAGATAGTGGAAGCATTAAAAGATAGTTGGAATTTAGCTAAACATAGCAATTATGACAATCCTCATGCAGAACAATACTACAACCAAACCTACGGCTCATGATCCTGCGACCCTACCAAGAGCGATTCATCAACAACATCAGTGCGAAGCTGCGCATCCATCGCAAGGTGGTTGCACAGCTCGCAACAGGCGGAGGCAAGACAGTATGCTTCGCTGCAATATGTGACCGCTACTGCGCTCGCAGCTCTCAGGACATCTTGATACTCGTTCATCGCGAAGAACTGCTCACACAGGCATGCAAAGCAATCAACCTTCCAGTGCAGAAAGTAGTAGCAGGAATGAAGACCATCCCGAAAGCTCGCGTGTATGTCGCAATGGTGGAGTCAGCACATAAGCGGCTGCACCTATTCGAGAACATCGGCATGGTCATAGTTGACGAGTGCCACATCGGAAACTTCACCAAGGTGATTGAGCACTTCCAAGAGCCCTTAATCATCGGCTTCACTGCCACACCACTTGCAGCCAAGAAGACCAACCCACTGCGTAACTACTTCACCGACATCGTGTGCGGCATCGACATCCCCGAGCTGATTGAGGAAGGATTCCTGTGCCCTGAACAGACTTACTCCGCAAGAGATATTGTTGATAGAAAATATCTTAAAATGAAAGGCGGAGATTTCGACCAGGGACAGATGGCAAACATGTACAAGGATCCCAAGTATGTTGAAACAACTTTGAAAGTTTATAAAGAGCACGCAATTGATTCAAAAACATTAATATTCAATTGCAATGTAGAGCACTCAAAAGCAGTCAATGAAGCTTTCATCGCCGCAGGATTCAACTCTCGCCATCTCGATGCTGACTCAAGCGACAGAGCAGAGATTCTCGAGTGGTTTGCCAACACTCCGAATGCTGTACTTAACAACATCGGCATCGCAACAACAGGCTTCGATCAGCCCGACATCGAGACCGTCATAATTAACAAAGCAACAGCATCAATGCCGCTTTGGCTTCAGATGTGCGGAAGAGGAGCAAGGCCGCATCAAGTTAAGATTGCATTTACCATCATAGATCTTGGAGGCAATTGTGATACACATGGGCTTTGGTCATCGCCTCGAGATTGGGATCGTATCTTCCACCATCCCGATAAAGTAAAAACAGGAGGAGTGGCTCCGGTAAAAGAATGCCCGAAGTGCGGAGCAATACATCACACAGCAAAGAAGATTTGCGATGCCATTCCACATTTGCAACTGTTTCCCTGCGACTACAAATTCCCTGAAATCATAGTTCAAGAAAGCGGATTGCAAGAGTTTGTTGAGATGGGGAATTCAATCGATATCAAGAAGCTCATCGAGATGAATCAGCACCACAAAGAATATAGATCGCTATTCGTACTCATTGAACACGTTGCTATGATTGCGAAAAAGAACATTAAACAAATTAATGATGTGAACTATATCGAAATTGAAAAAAAGAATCACGAAATTGCCAGGCTCTGGTGCAAGCAAAAAAACAGGAGATTTAATCACTTCCATCGTAAGCTTGCAGATGAGAAATTAAAAACAATGCTAAATCAATTATACAATGCTCATCTCACACTATAAGAACATCCATGACTCCCAAGACACTGACATCGAACTTGCAAGCTTCCTCGAAGGAGTGCAAACTGGCAAGTGGCAAGACATTGTCTTCGATGTGCGCAACGCACCAACCAAAGAAATAAAAGACCTTAAGAAGAAGTCCGCACCACTGGTAACCGTCAGCGGATCCTTCTCATCTCGAAAGGATGATGCACTCAGAAAGCATTCCAACTTCATAGCAATTGACATCGACAACCTCGATGATGCCGCAGAAACAAAAAAGCGAATAAGTCAAGATCCATTTATCTATGCAGCCTTCCTATCCATCGGAGGCAATGGCTTATGTTTAATCGTAAAGATTGACGGCACTCGGCACTTGGATGCATTCAATGGTATTGCTGCATACCTATACAACGAGTATCAGCTTATAGTGGATCAGTCCGGTAAGAATGTTTCTCGAGCTCGATTCGTTTCCTACGATCCATTTATGCTGCTTAACATGAAGTCAGCAACATTCAAGAAGTATCTTCCAAAAAAGAAAGAGCAGAAGCATCCAAAGGTGATGGTAATCAAAACCGACTTTGATGCAATGATCAAGCAGATGGATGAGAAAGGCATTAACCTTTGTGAAGATTACTCCGAGTGGATTCGCATCTGCTATGCACTCGTTTCCGAGTTCCAAGAGCAAGGTCGTGAATACTTCCACACCTTATCTTCACATTCATCCAAGTACAATTCACTCGACTGCGATGCTCAGTTCGATGCATGCCTTAAGAACCACAGCGAATCGAAAGGCAAGAAGTCTACAATCGGAACGATTTACTTTCATGCCAAACAGAACGGCATCGATATTTACTCAGAGCATACCAAGGCAATTGCTCGATTCACAACATCGCAGAAGGCGGCAGGGCTGTCAGCTGATAGTATTGTAAAATCTCTCGAGGTATCTGGATATACTCCTGAAGAATCAAAAGAAATAGTTGAGCAGATTGTTAGCAAGGACATAAAATTTAAATCGGATTCTGTTAGCACTGACATTGCAGCATTTATAAATACCTACGATCTAAGAAGAAATCTAATAACTCGCAACATCGAATTCAACGGCAAGCCGATTGATGATAACGACATTAACTCCATCTTCCTTGATTCGAAAGCTGTGTTCAAAGAGTCAACAAAAGACCTGGTCACATCAATTCTATTTTCAAACAGGATTCATACTTATAATCCATTGCACGAATTCTTTGAGCAGGATTTGTTTCAACCGATAAACTTTAAATATCCTAACCTCGATCTCCTAATTCGAAGTGTAAAGTCTGACACTCCAAACTATGATATGTACATCACTCGATGGCTGCTTTCGGCTGTCGCTTCCGCTTACGGCATCCATTCACCCTTGGTCTTAATATTCTGCGGAGAAAAGCAAGGAACCGGAAAGACACATTGGTTCCGGTATCTGCTTCCAAAAGAACTGCGCTACCTATTTGCTGAATCCAAAATGGATGCCGGCAAAGATGACGAAATCCTAATGTGCAAGAAGTGGTTTATTCTTGATGACGAGTACGGCGGAAAGTCTAAGAAGGAAGACAAGCGACTTAAGGAGCTGACCTCAAAAGAGTTCATCAACGTGCGCGAGCCATACGGCAGAGTATCACTTGACATCAGAAGGCTTGCAGTTTTCTGCGGCACATCAAATGAAACGCAATTGCTAAACGATCCAACTGGAAACCGCAGACAGATACCATTGCACATCAATGACATCGACCATGACCTTTATAACCAGTGCGACAAAGCAGCACTATGGCGAGAGCTTTATCAAATGTTCCAAGCAGGGTGCGAGTACACGATCCTTAAAGAAGATATCATAAAGCTTAACCAAGCAACAGAGATGTTCAAGCTATCGACTCCAGAAGACGATTTAATTAATAAGAAGCTTTCACCTTCATCTGAAACATCAATTGGCGAGTGGATGTCACTCACCGACATACAACAGTACCTCATGCTTGAAACAAAATTTAACTACCTCAACACGCAGCGTATTGGCTCAATTCTGACCACACTTGGATTCAGAAAAGAGCGCAGAGGTCCTCGTGGTCAAAAGGTTATGATGTACAACATCTTCAGAAACTATGATTAACTGCACCACCTTGCACCACCTTTGAAAAAAAACAGGGTGGTGCACTATCTCGCTACAGCTGTAAAGCTTTCAGAGCATTGCACCATGCACATCCTAATTTATTAATAATTAACATAAATATATATACACATGCACACACACACACACACACACACATGTTATAGGAACCTCCAAACTGCGAAAAGCAGGGTGGTGCAGCTGGTGCAGATGGTGCAATGAGCGAAGTACAAACCCAAGCGAAAGCATTCCAAAACCTTTGGAACGCACGCCCAGACTTAAGAGGACGCATATTTGCGATTAATAACAACTCCATTAACGGCATCAAGGGAGCAATGAACAAAGCCATGGGAGTCATCGCCGGTGTTGCTGACATGTGCTACTTGAAGCCGGAAGGCAAGACATGTTGGATTGAATGGAAGACAGACATCGGCAGACAGTCACCTCAGCAAGTGACCTTCGAGAAGCTTTGCCGATCACTGGGCCATGAGTACCACATTGTAAGAAGTGAGGAGGAATTTTTAAAAATCATTAACGATGGAATTGACAATTGAGGAAAAGATAATTAAGACGATGAACGAGTGGTATCCAATCGAGGGAAAGATTGTCGATGGCTGCGTGACATATCATTCCACTCAGCGAACGCATGAGAGCTTCAGGCAGCACTTGATGAATGCCAACCCCGAGAGCATCGTGTACCAGTACTACTTGAAACGATGCGCTCGATGGATTAAAGTTTTAAAATTGCATAATCAAAAGTTAATTCCTATATTTGCAGGCAATGGAACAGATAGTTAACACTCACGGCGGCAAAAGGAAAGGAGCAGGTCCTCCGTTTAAATACGGCGAGGACACATGCAACATAACATTGCGAGTGCCAAAGAGCAAGAAGGAAGAGATCAAGCGACTTATTTATGAACACCTTGAGCAATACAAATCTAAACGCACAGACGATTATGGCTGCTAACAGATGGCGAAGTGGATACATGAGGCAACAAGATGACACCTTCACAGGGCACTTGACTCCAATCGGATCAGTGCAAGATGTTGAGGTGACATTCAAGCTTAAGGCTATGCAAAAGATTATGGAAGCATCTGAGGACTTGCAAGTGGATGCGCCAAACGAATATTTGATTGGAGCATTAAGAGACAATGATGCAGGCTATAAGACTGCCGATGTTATTATCTATAACAAGGTTGTAAGATTGAAATTGACTGAGGAGGATATCAAACGCAGCAAAACACTATCTTTCTAACCATGCCACTATTCCAAGGCGACTCGCCACAAGTCATCCAGATGAACATTAGAAAGCTAATCGATGAAGGATACTCACCACAGCAAGCGGTGGCAATTGCTAACGCAGAAGCGGCTAAGTTTAAGAAGCGAAACTGAAACAGCATAAAAACAGCACAATGGCAGCTAAGGACATTGAGAAGCATAAGTTCAAGAAGGGGCAGACAGGCAACCCGAATGGGAGACCTCGTAAGCTTCCCGAATTGGGTAAGCTCATGGCTGACATCTTGGGCGATGAGAAGAACGGACTGAGCACAGCTGAACGCATCCTCAAGGCGATTGAAGCCAAGGCATTGCGCGGAGACATCAAGGCGGCAGAGATGCTGCTTGATCGTGGCTACGGCAAGCCCAAGCAAACGACCGACACCAACATCACAAGCACTGAGCCGTTGGTGATTATAAGAACAATTGAATCAGATGGAAAATGAAACATGGATAGCGTTTGCACCTGGATACGAAGTATCTAATATTGGGAACGTACGAAGCATTGACAGAGTTGTTCAAACAGCTAAGCAGCCATTGAAACTAAAAGGCAAAGTGCTTAAGCCTGCCATTGACAAGAAAGGCTATAAGCGTGTTGCAATTATGCTTGATGGCAAACTTACCACACTTAAGGTGCATAGGATAGTTGCTAAGGCATTTATTGACAATGTCAATGATAAGCCTCAAGTGAATCACATTGATGGCATTAAGACTAACAATCATGTCAGCAACTTAGAGTGGGTGAACAATTCAGAAAATGTTCAGCACGCATTTGACAATGGACTTATCAAAGCTAAGCGATTGCATGAAAGTCCAAGATGCAAGCAAACTAAGGAAGGCATTGAAGAAATTGTAAGATTAAAATCTCTTAAAGTAAAAAATAAAATAATTGCAGAAATGTTTAATTGTTCTATTACATCGATTAAAAGATTAAATAGAGACTATGCAATTTACACTAACTAAGACACAGACAATTGCCTTTGATATGGCGACCAGCGGAGACAAGCGAGTCATTGTTTTCGGGGGTGCCATACGATGGTCGCCCCTTGCAGAAATGTAAGGGGGAAAGATTATCGTGGAGGAAAAACTTACTGGCTGCTGCTTACCATCAGCCATCTGGCACTGCACTATGGCGGATCGCGATGGGTGATCATTCGCAAGAGCTTGCCCGACCTTAAGCGCACAACCTTCCCAAGCTTCACCGGACTGCTAACCGATGGGCTAAATGCTCACATCAGAAGTTGGAACAGAGACACCAATGTTGTGACCTTCAACAACGGCAGTGAGCTTATCTTCATGGCGGAATCATTCGATGAGGATAAGGACCTTAATAGATTCAGAGGGCTCGAGGTGAACGGCGCAGGGCTCGATGAGGTGAACGAGCTGCAAGAGCCGACCTTCTACAAGGTGCAGGAGCGTATCGGCAGTTGGAACAAGGCGCATGGCAAGCCTCCTATCGTTTGCCTTGCCACTTGCAACCCTGCCAACAACTGGGTGAAGAGCATCATCTACGACCGCTATCGAGACAACAGCCTGCCTGAGAAGTGGAGCTACATCCCGAGTAAGATTACCGACAACCCACACATCCCTGCCGAATACCTCGAGAGCTTGAAGGAGTTGCCTCCGGTCCAGTATCAGCGTTTCGTGGAAGGCGATTGGGACATCTTGGATGACGTTGCTAATCCATTCCTTTACGAGTGGCAAGACGATAGGCACATCGATGACAGTGTTGCACTTAATCGCAACATCCCGATCTTCATCTCTGTCGATTTCAACATCAACCCATTGTGCGCACTTGTCATCCAACAGCTGCCGAGGGGTTGCGTGGTGGTGGACGAGATAAAGATTGACAAGGGCAGCGTTGATGCGTTCTGCGATCACATCGAGCGCATGGGCATCCCAATGGGCTTATTACGCATCACAGGCGATGCAATGGGCAAAGGTGGCACTGTGCAACAGCGTGATAACTCGAGTGCCTACACGCAGATAAAACGGCGGCTGCATCTATCCGATTCGCAGATCATCATCCCTGCCAATCCGACCCATTACAACAGCCGCATCGATTGCAATGCAGCACTCCGCAAGCTTGACATCAGAGCGAACTCGGTCAAGTGCAAGGGCTTCGTGTTTGATGCGAAGCAAGTGCAGTGCGATGCGAACGGCAGCATCATAAAGAGCAACAGAAGAATCTTATCAGAGCGTGCAGATTTCTTGGATTGTTTTCGTTACTTTGTAAACGCAATACTTAAGAGATACCTATGAGCGTATGTTCACCATGTTATGATGCAGGCAGTTATGTGAACGCTTGCCTAACAGAGTTCAGCTTCGGCATAGTTGAAGCTGACACACTATTCACCGTATGGCTTCAACACAATGCCACGCAGAAGATAATGCAGTTCGAAGCAACGAGTGATGGCGATGGCTACATCACCATCGAAGGCATTCAATTAGATCCACTTCAAGGCTATACGATATGGGTTACAATAGACGGAGTGCAGCAAGACATCACAGTAGATGGCGATACTTACAAGTGCTTATCATTCTCGGCTGCTTCGGTTGGTCAAAGTCCTGTGGTTATACCATGAACAAGTTGAGCGCGATAATAAAAGGTTGGTGGTTCATGATCAGAGGCAAGAACAATGAGCTGAGCAAACCACGCACTGCCATCTGCAAGCTGTGTCAGCATAGGGACAAGGTACTGAACTCATGCAATGCATGCGGCTGCTTCCTTCCGGCGAAGACCAGAGTCGAAGATGCTGAGTGCCCATTCGGATACTGGTGACATGGCAGGCTTTATCCATGTGCGCACAAAGTTAATCCAGGTCATGGACACAGAGGATGAACAGCTGCAAGAGCTCACAGCGGAAGAAATGGGATACACCGATATCCTTGTCAATGTAAACGAGATCATGTACGTGTTTGATGATGGAAGAAACACGATCATCAAGATGTCCAATGCAAATGAATTAGTAGTAAAAGAAACAATACATGAAGTTCATCAAAGAATTAAAAGGACGACTGCGCTCTTTATCGGGCAGTAAGAAAACAACCCACAACCTCGTTGAGGTATTCACCCACGAGGGGCACACCTACTACCGATTTCCAAAGGAGGTGAATCTTCCACTTGAAAGGTTCTCCATGTCCATGTCATTGCTTGAGCGGTTGAGCTCGGGAGTCAGCGGTGCGGAGATGGAGCTGATACTAACCGAGATGGAGAAGGCATTAGGCGCAGGGTTAAGCAATCCAAAGAACGCAGCACTGATTGGCGCATACATCCACGTTATTCGCGAGCGGCAGGATACGGTTATACATCGCGACATCTTGCTGAACATTGCAGCCACTTGGTTGGTCCGCGATGACGAAGACCCTAACATCGTGAACAGCGACATCCACAATTATAAGCTTGAGTTATTCGAGCAGCTGAGCAAGGGAGGGGCGAAAGATTTTTTCTCCGGCTTGGGTATCGATCCGCTGATGCCCTTGTTAACTATGTCAGCAGAAGACTTTCAGACTTTATGGGAGTACAACCTGGTACAGCAAAGAAATCTCAAAGAGTCCTTGTTCCGTCTGAATTCTCACCGAGAGCAAGGGCGCAGAAAGCAGGCGACTACATGAGGGAGCAAGTCATGATTCTCAGCGGTGGCAGCGTTGTTGAATATAACGAGATGATGCATGGTGATGTTGACTTTTATTTGCGTAAATTTGAGGCCAACATCAAAGCTCAGAAGTAATGGCAACAGCTACTATTCAAGTCGCTTATGAAGCGGAAACATCCAGTCTCAAGGCAACGGTCAATGAGATCAATCAGATTAACGATACGGTAGTAAAGGGAGCACAGGAGTCAGCGAGCAAGGTAAAGAAGTCATTCGATGGGATTGCGAATTCCTTCACTGCGGCATTCAGCGGCGGCGAGGCGAAGAAGGCAATCGACAACCAGGCGAAGGCACTTGATAAACTAACCGGAAGCGGCAAAAGCTTAACAGGACAGCTAAGAGGATTGAAGGCTGAGCTTGCTCAGTTGGAGATCGCAGGGCAAGACGGAACGCAGGCATTCAATGAATTGCTAATTGCAGCGGCAAGGCTTGAGGATCAGATAGGCGATACAAGAGACCGAGTGCGAATCCTTGCATCGGACACGTTTAAGTTCGATGCGGCGGTAGGTGCGACACAGGCACTGGCTTCAGGCTTCGAGCTTGCGCAAGGTGCAGCTGCATTGTTTGGCAGTGAGTCGGAAGATTTGCAGAAGGTTATTGCAAAGGTGACAGCGGCAACAGCTGTTGCCAATGGAGTGCAACAGTTAGCAACATTAATCAAGGAAGAGAGCGCAATTAAGACGGTTGTGCTAACGGCTGCAACCACTGCGTACAATCTTGCTGTCGGCACATCGACAGGCGCATTGAAAGCATTCCGCTTGGCATTGGCAGCGACAGGAGTCGGCTTGCTTGTGGTTGGATTGATTGCACTGATTGAGAACTTTGATAAGATTAAGGATGCGCTAAGTGGTACATCAGAAGCGACCAGAGCATTCGAGGCAGCGCAGAAGTCAGCCAATGCTGAGCTCGCCAAGACCAAAGGATTCTTAAGCGATGCGGCACTTGCACAGGCAGACTTGAATGATAAGCTTGCAGTTTCACAGGGTAAGCTAAGCACTCAGCAAGCGCAGATTAATAAATTGAATCGTGATGCTGTTCAGAATAATATTAAGGACACCAAGGGATTAATCCTTGAAAGAATAAAGTTGCAGCAACTTGAAGAAAAACAAAGGCAACAAATAGTTCTTGCGCAAAAAGATGTCGATAAATTAGCCAACATTGAAGACAAAAATGTTAAAAAAAGATTTGAAGATAAACTACAATCTGCGAAGGATGAATTAGCAATTACTCAAAATTTAACTGCTAAAGTAATTGCAGACATTGAAGCAAGAAAAAATGCTAACTTACAAGCAGCCAAAACTGAAGTAGCCATCATCAACTCAGATGAGAAAAAAGCGGCAGAGGAAAAGAGATTAGAAGCACAAAAGGCTGCCAATGCAAAAGCATTGGAGGCGCAAAAGAAGGCGGCAGAGGACCAAGCCAATGCTCGTGCGCAGTTGCTGAAGCTTGAAGAGGAAGCACTCATTGCTTCATTGGATGAGCAGAGCAAGATATTAAACGACAACAACAACAAGGTCATCGAGCTTGAGAAGACATTCGCAGCGGCAAGATTCAAGGAAGGCAGCGCGGAAGCGATAGCAGCGCAGCAACAACTTGCAACAGCCATTGCGGAGATTAGAACGCAGGAGCTTGCGCAGTTGGCAGCACTTGACAAAGCAGCAAACGAGAAGTTACTGAAGGACAAGCTTGATGTTGCCAAGGCGGCAGAGGGCGCAACATTGCAACAGCAACTTGCAGCACTGGAAGCACAGCAAGCAATCGAGCTTTCATTCGCGAAAAGCTTAGGACTAAGTGAGCTCGAGATTGCAACACGCTATGCCGGATTGATTAGCAAGGTGAAGACCGACATCGCAGCGGCAACAGTGCAAACTCAAATCAATGAGCTTAAGACATTGGAGATTGAGGAGGGCAGTAGCTTAGAGCGCAGAGTGGCATTGATTAACATCGAAGCTGAGAAGCGCAGGGAAGCTGCTAAGAATGGCACTAAGGATCAAGCGGAGTTAGCAAGCCAGCTTGAGTTGATTAATGCGGAGACACAGCAAGCCATCACAGCGGAGAATGAAACAGAGATAAAAAAACGAATCGCACTTGCTGAAGAATATGCGGCAGCTGTTACATCAACTTTCAAAGCTGTTAATGAATTAAGCAAGATAGCATCTGAGAACAGGATCACTGATATAAACACATCAAGCGAAGCGGAGCTACAAGCCATCAACAACTCGGACCAACTTGAGCGCGATAAGGCAAAGCAAAGAGTTGCACTGGAAAGAAGAACAGCATTAGCCATTGCATCTGAAAAACGCAAACAAGCAATTGCTGACAAAGCACTTGCAATATTCGACATCGCCATCAATACTGCAACGGCAATCTCCAAATCTGTTGCTGCATCGCCAACAACATTCGGGCTTCCATTCTCGGCATTTGCTGCATTAACAGGAGCATTGCAATTAGCGGCAGTAATCGCCAAGCCGATTCCTAAGTTCGAAAAGGGAGGATTGATTGGAGGCAAGCTGCACAGCCAAGGAGGAACGATGATTGAAGCGGAGCAAGGCGAGTACATGGTGAACAGACGGCAGACTTCCAAGCATCGCCGCGAGCTTGATGCGATGAACACATCAACTGAAGCGTTCCGCAAGATGATTGATGAGAAGTATGTGCGCCCTGCATTGATGGGCTACTCGGCAGGGAAAAAGAACAAGGAAGGTGTGACGGTTAACGCATCGCTAAACAGCAAGAGCATGGAGAAGAAACTGGACACCATCAACAAAAGTCTTAAGGGGCGCAATGTGATAGTGAACATCAACCAACAAGATTCAAGATACACATGGCAGTAGAGATAAAGTTCCTAATCGATGGAGCTGACAGAGGGCAGCCGACCAATGCAGATGAGTTTGGGGTGACCATTACTGAGGATGATAAGATTAACATGCGCATTGTCTCATTCGACAATAACCTTGTCTTCAATGGTGGTACATACGAATACATCTACAACAACCTCATCGACACCGGAGGCTGTTCATTAATAACTGTTGAGGTCCAGTATTTATGCGCAGGCATTTGGAAGCGATTGACCAATGGATACATTATCGTAAGTGAGTGCATCTTTGATTTGGATAAGTGCAGCGTTAGCACCAAGCTTTATGATGACAGCTTCAGTACCAAGATAAACAACAACAAGAGCATTCCCTTCTTCAGCGATTCTAACATCACCAAGAACTTGCAGCCCATTGATCCTCCAACAGTTTACTATGTGAACTTATTCAATCCGGCTAACAACGAATATCAGACAAGCAGTGACACTGGATTCATTAAAATCTATGATGCGCTTAAGCATCTTGTTGGATGCATGAGCGATAACTTGGTCGGATTTGAAAGCGACTTCTTCCGCAATCAGATTGATGAGTTTGGATATGGCACAACCTTAATGGTGACCAATGGCCGTTCGATAAGGACAGATAGTGCGGTGCATACCAACTTGATATTCGAGAAGCTTTACAATGCACTAAACAGAAAGATAAGATTGGGCATGGTGGTAGAGCGACAAGCTAATGGATTGCCATTGCTGCGCATTGAGAACTACGACTATTTCCAACAGCTCAATGCTCAAGTTAATTTCTACGATCAGCCGAATATCAAATTCAATTATGATACGACTCAGCTTTATGCATCAGTCGACTTTGGCTCCAATCCTTTTTTAAATGACTTTGAGTGCGGCGATGATACTGAGCGTTGCTCGTTTCCACAGACTACTTTCAGAGGATTCCGAGAGGAGACATTCGGTGTGCTTGGTGAATGCAATACATCCAATACATTAGACCTATCATCGAGCGACATTATCTTCGATAGCAATGTGATTGAGAATGTTTACAGATTCGCTTCAGAGGATTACGACAACGATGTGATCTTAGTGGATAGCAATTGGTTCGGTTTTGCGAATCCAATCTTCGCCAATCAAGGTGATCCGTTGGGAGTAGGTGGACATGTTTACAATGCCGACTATATCAATGAGCAAGTGGCAGAGAATTGGCTTGGCGGTTATCCTAACAGCTTATATCAATACTTGCAAGGATTCGACCCAGACTCAACTCGCTTCAGAGCGGAGTTAGATATTAGTGATAGCAATGATCCACAGAATTGGGATATCAACAGCACCACTGGAGAATACTTTGAAACATTCAATGGGATGCCCATCAAGTATCCTCGAGAGCTGTATGATAACGGCAACAACTATAATGACGGCAAGTATGTTGTGCCATTTGATGGAGTGTATACATTCAGCATGAAGGTGCAAAAGGGATACACTTTTTTGCCTGACAATATTCAAGCGGTATACTTCGCAAGAATCGAAAGATATGCAACCGATGACACTACACTTATTCAAAGTCAGCAAGGTGTTCCAACTCCATTGGTAGCTATTAACTCATTGACTTCATTTACTGCAAGTGCAACATTTGTATGCGTTGCCGGAGACATCATAAGAACAAACTGCTTCGGTATATCTACCATCGGTGACAGCATCACCATTCCATTGGTGTGGGATTTCTTCGGAAGCAGAACACACTTCCAAGGCGAGGGCAGACCATTCGGAAGAAGCGAGCTTGTGCCTGTTGATCCTAACGACATAAGAAGATTAATCTATAAGTTCGACCGACCACTCCGCATGGAGGAGATAGAGAAGATACTTGACAACAGCTCAAGGCCGATTAAGTTCGGGCAGTTTGATGATCCGCTGCGAGTGATTGAGGGATACATCAACAAGGTAGACATTAAGAGCATCATCAAGCAAGATGCTTCCATTACACTTAAATCAAATAAGATACTTCGATGAGCTTTACTTCCATACCGAATCAGCCAATTATCTTTACGAGCAACACGGCTGTTGACTGCCCAGGATGCGGCGGCGATTACAAGCAACTGCTTGACTTCAACGACCAAGTGTTCTTCCAAGTGCAGTCGACTCCTTGCGATTTGTCGGTGCTGTTTAAGTACGACACTGTCGAATCTGGTTGGGGCACTCCTGTGGACAATCAAGTATGCTCGACTGAATTAGATGTGAGTGGATTGTATTGCCAACTTCTTCGCACTAATTTCATCTATCAGCTTTACCAAGTGGAGTTCACTATCTTGACATTGGAACAAGGTAGCTTGACGGTTGGGCTTAATGGCTCAAGCACTTATGAGTTGACATTGCCTGGCACTTACACGCTTTACTTCGCCAATCCAACGATGACCAATGACAGCGTGACACTTTGCTTTGCGAGTGAAAGCTGGATTGGATGCTTAAGCACTAACGGCATTAAAGTCTATGGCCTTGCATCGGAGAATCAGATGAAGGTGGGGATAGTTGATGCGGTGACACTGGAGACGGTTGACATTGTTGCGCCGCTTTATACGGTTAAGGACAACAAGATTACAGCTGCATTCGACTTGACCGATGTCGCACTGGGAGAAGGCTGCTACCGATTAGCCATCACTGACTTTTGCACCAACACTTGCGGTCAGAGTTATGTGTACAACGGCATCTTTAGAGATGCAGGCGGCGTGGCAGGATGGGCAACAGAAGGCACAGGCACTATCACCTTGAGCGAAGGGCAAGCGGAATTTAATCTCAACATTGTTGGAGATACAGCAACATTAAGGCAAGACATAAGCAATGACTTATGTGATGGCTTGCAGTACTATGTGAGCGTGTTCATCGAAAGCAGAACCAACGTGCGCATCTACGCCAAGATTGGAACTAACCAAGTGCAGATTACTGGCACTGGATATCAGACGGTCTTAATCACTGCCGATGGCAACAACCCACTTGAGATACTTGTTCAAGAATTCGGTGGAGCTCCTGCCGCTGCCGTCATCAACCTTGTTGAGATAAGCATCGAAAACGATTCCATCCAGTGGGATCAGTTCAGCGACATTATCAACATCGGTGACTTCAATGACGAGTGCAAGTTCTTCAAGATTGAAGGCTGTAATGCAGAGGACCAGTTCAATCTTGCATTCGGCGCATCATCCTTCTTGCCTGCCATCCGATTGGAGGGGCGCAAGTTCAGAGCGCAGTATGTGACAGAGGTCAACAACTTCCGATTTGCTTCGGGCAGATATGAGACCACTTATGTGGACCGCGAGAAGAAGTGGACATTCGCCTTTGGCAGATTGCCTGAGTATGTGCTCGACTTCTTGAGCACCATCTTCTACTATGACAACTGCTATGTGAACGGCGATTTGTATTATGCAATCGATGGCGAGTTTCCCGATATCGAATACAACGATGCAGATGAACTTGGAGCATTGAGCATAGACCTTGCATTGAAGTCTTCTAAGGTGCGCAAAACGATTTGCAGCAACACTGATGCTGACTGCTTGCCGAGTATCTTAGACAGCGCAGATGAGCCGTTCTTGTTGGCGCAGGATTTACAAAGATTGACAACTGAAAATTCTGTTAACTTATATCAAGAATTTATTTTGTAACTTTGCAATTACATAGAGACCAAGTAGGTGACAATGCAGCGACCTATCGAACAGCGCAAACATTTTACAAACACTTTACTACAATGGCCTGTGTATCATATTGCGACACATCCTTGCTTGACCACAACTTGGTCAATTGCAACGAATATAAACTTGGCGGAGTTTCCGCTATTATCGTAGGTGCGTGCGGAACAGAATTAGTTGATCCATCGGATTCAGTTGAGGTTGATGCTTTGCTTTCAGCAGGCACTGCCAAGCTGATCAGCGACATCAGATTCGCGCTTCCTGCTGGCTCACCTATTACTGTCGATTCACCAATCGGATGCGGAACTTCAATCCGCATCAACGAAGATCGTACTGCAACATTGTACGATGCAAACGTGACAGACGAAAACAACACGTTCTGGAACGATGTAAACAATCGCCGTATCTCTTGGATACTTGCGTACATGTGCGACAGCGGGAAGGTGATTTATGTCACTGCTCCAGTTGGAATCACAACATCTGCAAACTTCATCTTGCCTGAGCAGAACAACGAGCTTCAGCGTTATGAGGTGACCTTCTCTTGGAGAAACAAAGATATTCCTGCACAATACGATGCTCCTGCCGGAGTCTTCGCTTAATGACTGAGGAATTAACACAAACCACTCAGAGCATCACTCCTTCCACAGGGGTGGTGCTTCTTGCATTCGGCAAGCCTCAATATTATTGGGCTGCTTACAACCTCGCTTTCAGCATAAGGAAGCACAATCCGAATATCAACATCACTGTGCTGTTCGATGATCCAATAAAGGCATTGTCGCACTGCCAAGATTTAATGCAGTACATCAATCACATTGGGCACATTGCACTTGAGGACATCTACACAAACAAGAAGCTTGATCCCGGCAAGGTGAAAGTGAATCTTTATAACTACTTGCCATACGATCGCAACCTCTACCTCGATGTAGATGCTGTTGCGCTCAAAGACATTCAGCCGATGATTGACGAGCTCGCTCAATCCGGCAAAGATTACATAAGCCATTGCGTTGGTTATCACACCATCGACAAGGGGCGCGATTTCAAAGAGATGCAATGGGCATACGCAGATAAGATATGGGCGCACTTCAACTTGCTTGAGTCGTATGTGATGCCTGCCATCAACAGCTCGATGCAGTGGATAGTAAAGGGCTCACAGGCAGAAGCAATTTATCGCACTGCAAAAGATTTATACTTCAACAATCCGCTTCCAATCAAAGACCTTCGCATGAAGTGGGGAGGTGGTCAGCCTGATGAATTGTACATGAACATTGCTCTTGCGATTCATGGCATTGATCCTGCGCTTAAGCAATATGAAAAGATTGGCATGAGCGAGGGTGGGATGATACACTTCTCGATGACCCGAGGCTTAAGCTTCCAAGAGATTACTGAAAACTATTACTTGCAAAGCTACTATGGCGGCGCAGGATTCACTCCGATATTTTATATCAACTGGCTTGATAGGATGCTCAATGCTGACTTCAAGGCTGTTGGTAAAAGACACATATATTTAATAAGCAGAATCACGCAAAACAAATACGCAGATGGCAAACGATAAACCAAAGAAAGGCAGACCTAAGAAAGAGATTGTGACCACTGAGACATTCACAGAGGTTGCTCGCCACGATTGGAATTCAGAGGATGAGTGCGGAGCATTCATGGCAAGCATCATCAAGATGTCTAAGTACAAGACGGTCCTCGAGATTGGTGTCTTCGAAGGTGAGACAACGCAGCATCTTATTAAGGCATTGCCAAAGGGTGGGCAGTATGTCGGCATCGACATCAATGATTATCGCACGCCTGCAACAAAGCTATACATGGCAGAAGGTGGCAAGTCGATTGATTTTATCCTGGGCAATTCACTTGATGAATTAGGTCAGTTGCCTAAGAATCATTTTGACCTTATCTTTGTGGACGGCGATCATAGCTTCGAGCATGTGCTTCCAGAGTTTAAGCTTGTGGAGAAGTTGGTGGCAAGAGGGGGAGTGATTGTTTACCATGATACCATCCACTTGGATGGACCAAGAAAGCTTGTTGAATACGCAGCTCATTTTAACTATAACAATGTCACGCTTAACACTACCGAAGGGCGAGGCATCTCAATCTTACACCGATGAAACTAAACTACTGTAGATCAAAATCTTGTGGTTCTAACATAATGGAAAGACCAAATGGCACTAAGCTCTGAGGACATTCAAAAGATAGTAAACCGATTCGCGGCAAAGCGAAAGGGTTGGGAGCAGATGACACAATCGACTCCCCTTAACCCGATCACTAAGCAGCGAGCATCGAGCCAGTATCCAGAATATTGGAGCGGTTACAATTATGCCGCGAAGATGTATGATTCCATCTTGCCGCATAGCCGCTCCGATGTTTATCCTGAGCACTTACTATCGGTGCGTGCTCCGAATCAAACGGATGCGCAGGCGTTGTATATCAAAGCAAACTACAAGGCAACAACCTTGAGCGTGTTTGAGGACTTCCGTTCAACGATAAGCAGAGCATTCGCCGATCAGAACTGGAGCATCAGATACAACGAGGAACTTGATGAGCGTTTCGGCGATGAGACTTTTCAGCGATTCGTCAACAACGAGATTGAGAAGTTCGGCAGCTTGGAGATGTTCATCAAGAACATGCTTCCAACATTGAAGCTTGTAGATGCCAATGGTATCATTGCCATCTATCCCGATGACATTCCTTATCTTGATGACGAAGAATTTGAGGAGCCGGTAATTGGCAACGAGCTTCTTCGCCCAATGCCGACCTATTACAACTGCAAGAACATTGTCGGGCAGAAGTTCGGGGAGTATTACTTGGTGATCAGCGATGACCACAGCTATGTGAAGAACGGCAGCAAGACTGAGGAGACTGGAATTGTTCTCTACCTATACGACTCGATGGCAATCTATAAGATTGAGCAGACAGGCAAGAAGAGTGACATGACATTCAGCGAGCCTATACTTTACTTTCAGCACAACCTTGGCTATGTGCCATGCATCAAGCTGATGGGCTCACCTCAACTTATCAATGATGAGATAGCATTCCAATCGCCATTTATTACGGCAGTTCCATTGCTTGACCAGGTTGTACTCGATGAGAGTTACTTGCAGATGAGCAAAGCAACAAGTGCATTCCCTTTCATGGTTGCACTTGGTGAGATATGTGAATTCGTAGATCGCGAAGGCAACCGTTGTAATGATGGGCAGATATTTGATGGGGTAAACGGAGGCTATCGCACTTGCGGCAGCTGTTCAGGCAGCGGAGTAAAGAGCCGATTTAGTCCAACCGGAATGCTACTTATTAAGCCAAAGACATCGGTTAGCGAAGGCGACAGCGGACTGAGCGGCGAGTACTTGAAATTTGTATCGCCTCCAATGGACACGTTAACATTCCTGCGCACAGAGATTGAGCAGCAGATGGCTAAATCAAGACGCATACTGCACTTACCTTCAAGCGATGAAAGTGGAACTATTGGCGAGGCATCGACTGCAACAGGAAGCTTGAATAAGCTTCGCAGCCTTTATGCATTCATCAAGCCTATTAGCGATCAGCTATTCACCATCTATGAATTCTGCTTAGTGACAATGGGCAAGATGCGCTATGGCGATTTATTTGGAGGAGTAAACTTGGTTTATCCAACAAGCTTCGACATCAGCACACCAAGCGATTACCTTGCAGTAATCAGCGAAGGAGTGAAGGCAGGAGTGCCGCCATCTATTACGTTCTCCAATGTTTACAACTACATCAGAGCAATCCACTACACCGATGAGGAGACCAGTGCAGTATACGATCTTATCATCAACGCAGATGAGTTGCTTCTTATGAGCAATGCCGACATCCTTGCAAGACTTGCAAACGGCAGCGTTGAGAAGTGGCAAGATGTTCTCCACAACTCTGGGCCGCAGTTAATCATGGAGCTCATCAGAGACTTCATTCCAACAGAGGGCGCAGAGAGATTTCTTGACCAACCGATGTCCGATCAGATTACACAGCTAAGAGCGAAGGCAGCAGAGAAGATTGCGGTGACGCTTGATCCTATTCAACAGGCACAACAAACTCTATTGAATGGCATCGTTTGATGAACTTGTTAAGCAAAAAATTAAGCTGCTCGAAACTGTTCCGGAGAGTATTGTTACGGCGGCAGAGAAGACACAGCGAGAAGCATGGCGCAAACTCGGTCCGCTACTTGCAGAGATGGATGTCGATGCAACAGGCAACATCCGACAGACCGAGGATAACATTCGAAGAATTGGATTAATAACAGAGGAGCTCAACAAGGTGCTTGCAGGCGGTGAATACCGAGATGCTGTGCAATCCTTCTTGAGCTCCATCGATGAAGGTGTTCAGCTTACTGATGACATTGCAAAGAAAATCGATAGCACCTTCGAGCCCGACAATGTACAGCGGCAACTCCTTGCCATTTCCAAGCAGAATGCAATCAATGCCTTCTTTGGCTCTGGGCTTCGCGAGAATGTAACACAGCCATTCCTTGAGCAGCTGACTGCAAACGTAGCGGCAAGAGCACCACTTCGCGAGGCGGTGAAAGCATTGCAAGGAGTGATCGAGGGAACTGATGCCAACGATGGAAGGCTGCTTGCCAATGTGCGGACCACTGCCAACACAGCGCAAGCCATTGCCGACAGAAGCTATGCAGCCGCTGTAAACGAAGAGCTCGGCATTGAGTACTTCCAATACCTGGGCGGTGAGATACCGACAACAAGACCGTTCTGCGAACATCGAGAAGGCGAGATATATCACAGAGGCGAAATTGAAGCATGGGGCAATGGAGAGAACAGCGCAGGCATCAACGACATTCGCAATGGTACATGGGCAGGTCGCATCGAGGGCACTGACTCGCGCAGCATCTTTACCTTTGTTGGTGGTTGGAACTGCCGCCACTTCCTTGTGCCGGTGATAAAGCAGAGAGTTCCTGCAAGTGTAATTGCGAGAGCGGAGGCTGAGGGGTTTGCAACACCACCAAGACCAAGAGGAGGAGCTCAAGCACTTACAGCTTAATCTTTTCCAATAGTTGTGTTTCAATAGATTCAAGTTCTGAGTTCATAAGTTTAAACATTTTAGACATTTCATTGCAAAGTTTAATTGAACTTTTACTTTGATGGATTGCAAAATCTTTTTCACCATGCAGCTCATAAACTCTTTGTGAGTATTTCTTTTTTGTCTTCTCTAATTCAATTATTTGAGAATCTCTTAATTTTATTATAGCTTCTTTTTCATCAATGCAATTTTGCAAATGATTTACTTCATTATCTAATCCTATATAGGCTTTATTTATATGTTTTTCATCCGATATTAATGACTCTATTTTAATATCTTTATCTCTAATTTTTTCATCTCTTTCAACTATTTTTTTAAGTGCTGATTGATATTTTGTTAATAATTCATTTGTTTTTGATTCACCATAATCAAAAGTTTTTTTTAAATGTTTATTAAATCTCGCCTCTTGTTCATCAATTGCGATTTTAAGATTTTCATTTTTAGATCTTAGATATTTATTTTGGTTATTTGATTTATCAAGTGCTGAGGCATAAGATTTATTTTTAATATTTAAGGCTTTATTTTTATTTGTAACATCTATTAAGATTATCAAAAATATTATTGCAATTATTAAAAGCACTATAATCATGATTGTTTCCATTTGTTTAGGGGTTAAAGTTTCCGCAAATATAAATCTTATTTTGATTAAGCAACACGCAATATAATAATATTTTACGCAATCAAACTTTTTGTATCTTTGCTTCATGACTTACTACATCATGAGAGATGGCAGCATCAAGCAAGCCTCTGATGTACTCGCAGCTGAACTTATCAAGCGAGGTGCAAGGGAATTGAAATTAAAACCAATAACAATAGACTATGGCAATCAAACAGGAGGAAGCACTGGAGCTGATCAAGTTCCTAAACCTCGACGAAGCAGCCGATCTCGAAGCGGCAAAGGAAAAGTTCCAAGAAAATTGGATTAAACAAGAAGAAGTTTCCGGCAAGATTGGAAAGCTTACAGGCACCATTGCCAACGTAACTCGCAAAGCATTCGAGCCGTTTGGCATTGTGCTAACTGATGAGGACTTCAAAGGGCAGAAGGTTGAGGAAGTTATTCGCAGCGCATCAGAGAAAGCAAAGAGCGCATTTGAAACACAGCGTGAAGAGTGGGAGAAGCGTGCATCAGGCAACGGCAATGAAGCACTGATTCAAGAGTGGGAGAAGAAGTACAAGTCACTTGAGCGCAAGAGCAATGAGCTCGACTCAGCTCGCCAAGATGTGATGAATCAGTTCGAGCAGTACAAGGTGCAAGTTGCAACCGACATCAAGACGAGCAAGATCAACAGCTCATTTGAGAAAGAACTAAGTGCATTGAAGCTTGATCCAAGTGTTAACGAGTACACCATTCGTGGCTTCAAGTCGGCAGTCACTGATAAGTATTCAATCGACCTTGAGGATGATGGCGCATTCGTTGTTAAGGATAAGGCAACAGGCGAGCGATTGAAGAGCAAGGAGAAGGCAGGCTCGTTCTTAAGTATGTCCGATGTGCTAATAAAAGAAGCAACAGAGGCAGGCATCATTCAGAAGAATCCGCATGCAGGAACAAAGATTCCAATGCGCAGCCCATTGATTCCACAGATGGAAAGTGCAGGGGAGAAAAAATTAAAAGGAATCAATCCGAGATTTTACACAAAATAATCTATCTTTGCAAAGGGTTGAATTTTTTATTTGAAGGGCCATGCTGTTAGGAGCATGGCTTTTTTTTTATACCTTTGTGATTCTCTATGGTAGTCGGCAGGACTTTCAGCTGCAAAATGTAGGCATCAACGCAACAGCCTTCAGAATACGTTGCAAAAAATTCTACAATAAAAAACGACTATCATGTCTATTTCAAGAATACTTTCAGAATGCCCTAATGTGCAAATGTCACTGGGCGAATTATTTTTAGAGGTTGGTCAGCGTGAACAACTTCCTTTCCTTGAATTCTTATTATCTCCAGAGAACGCGAAATTGATCCGCACTGAGGTTGCACCTGGTAATGGAAAACTTAAGACAGTTCAAGCTCGTTGGATTCAGAGATTACCTGAGACGGAAGTTGAAGAAGGTGGAGACATCCTTACTTGTACTTCAACAAACACTTACGGAGATTCAACAGCAACTTACACCGTTGAAACAACCGACACTTACACTGCTTCTCAATTGATCAATGCAGCAGACATCGCTCGCCATTGCCAAGAGAACAGCCGTTATGTGCTTGAGTCAATCATGCGCTTAATGGATGTAATTGATCGCAAGGTGGCATCTGCCGCAGCTGTTCAAGCTGTTGCTGCAATCGGTAACTGGGGAACTGAAGTAGAAGGATTCTACACAGTGTCTTCTGATTGCTTAGTTGTTCCAACTATGATCACTGACAATGAGCCAAACGCATTCGCTATCGCTGATATTCAGCAAGCAACTCGCATGGCTAACTACCCAGGTGCACCAATTGCATTCGGTGGAGCTGCGATGCAACGTTATGCTAACGCGATGGCAGCAGGATGCTGCACTCAGTATGGTATCGACTTACTTGCAATCACTCAGCAAAACGGTTTTGGTTTCGCTTATGATTCACGTTTGGCTACTGCTCAAGGTTCTCAGTCTAAGGCGTTGGTTACAACAGCAGGAGCAATCCAGTGGTTGTCATTTAACTTGGCAGAGTGGAACACAGGCATCACTCCAACAGCGGGCAGCAACTACTCTAAGACGTTGGTGTTCACACCGGCAGGAGTTCCAGTTGACTTGACTATGAAGGATGACTGTGGTAACTTATCAATTGTATTAACTACAACTGGTATCATCGCAACATTGCCAACTGACATCTACGAGGCAAGCGATAAGTATGCAGGAGTTAACTATGTTAACTGCGTATCAATCGTAAACGCTTAATCTTTTAAGTGCAACAATGAAAATGGGGAGAGGTGAAAGCCTCTCCTTTTTTATTTATCTTTGTGAAAAATAAGACAGCCAATGTGCTACGAATCTCTACTCGGCTTACAAGGTTGCGACAGACCAGAGCCAACGACTGGACTCTATATCGATGACTTAGGCATCAATCAGACATTACTCGGTCAGCTAATCACAGACCAATACAACAGCGGAGTTGAATTGTTTGAAGCAAAGCGAGCATTCGCATGGCGCAAGATGTCAACCGATATCTTAAGCAGACTAACACCAATGATGAAAGCGGACACCGTTGTGGAGTCAAAGCGCATCGGTCAAGTGGTAAGCAATGCTGCGAACATCGATGTTGCACTTGGTGCAAATAAGTATGCAGGCATCAGAGTCACAATTGATCCGAATACTGAAAGCTTCTTAAACTTTTATCTGTCTAATTTCAAGATTGACATCTACACGATGGCAACTCCTGTCGAGATTTTTGTTTACGACATGAGCACCTTGAAGCTGATTGATTCATTCTTCTACCAATCGGAAGCAGTTGAGCAGTTTATCGGCAAGACCTTCAAGGCAAATCGCAGAAAGTTAGATCTGGCATTTGTTTATGAATCGCTTTACGACACCACCAAGATGATTCCTAAGAAGGGTCACTGCTTCGATTGCTCAGGCAATGTAAGAGGTGCTCACATCTGCCCATTCGTGGATGCTGTCGGGATTGAGTTAACGGTGAGCGGAGATGATGTGATTAGTTCCAAGTCGAAGAAGTACACGCAAGGCATGTCCTTAGTTTATAATGTGAACTGCGATCGTGAAGCTTGGCTGTGCTCGATTGGTGGATTGATGGCGATGCCGCTTGCTTATGCAACGGCTGTCGAGATTTATAACTACGGCTTGAGCGTGTCACCAAATCAGCGTGTCAACACAACTGTTAGCATCAACATAGGAAGCAAGCCATTTGCAACTGCCGATGCCAACGATGGAATGATTGCAGGGCGAGACATTGCAGCGACAAGATACAGCGAAGAGCTCACAGCGATGTTGCAGAACATGCGACTACCAAGCGACAATACGTGCTTTGATTGCCGCAGAAATATGAAGTATGTAACTGCTCTCCCATAATGGCTACACCCAAGGAGATCAGCGGAAGGATTGATGCTTTATTCTCTGAGTGGAGTGGAGGCTTTACTCCATTGAGATTTGCTGTGCAGGATATGCGGAGAGAGATGTACATTCGCATCTTTGGAATTGATACTGGCAGAGGCCAAAACCAAGCAGGCAATTTCCTTCCAACTAAACCTTATACTAAAGCATACGCAAAGATAAAAGCTGCAAACGGCAAACCACCATTAGAGCTCACAGGATTCTTAAAGCGATCATTTGCAACAGATCAAACCACAGTTATAACTGAAGGCTTTGATACTGCAATCTACACTGTTGCAGATGAAGCAGGCAAGGTGGCAGGGCTTGAGAAACTTTACGGCACAATATTCAAACCAACAGCGGAGGAGCAAGCAAGGATGTTGCAGCTACATGCTGACTTACTTGTTGAGCAAATCTCAAATCAGATAAGCAAACCATGAACTTATTAAGGACCATCATCGAGCGGCTCAATCAACGTGTTGAGGTAGCAAATATCTTCGACAAGCAGTTTGGACTTTGCGAGCTTAACGCTAACGGCAACGAAAAGGCTTGGGTGCATTACATCGGCAATGGGCAAGCGGAGGTTGTTACCAACTTCGATGCGAAGCAAGGCACATTGTTCTGGGCAAAGCGTGGCAAGGTAACAGTTGCCAAGACCGATGCATACAAGATGAGCGGTTGCAAGCAGTTGTATGTTACAAGCTTTCCGCTAACTGCTTATGCTGTTGTGCGCAAGAGCCATCTGCCATGCGATGGAGATGATGCTCAGGACTGGCTTGCTTCAAGAATCTACAAGATTACAAGTGGCACTGATCCACTCTTCAAGCAGAGCATCGGAGTGATTAACTACGAGGTAATTCCGAGCGGT